CAACCGTTGTAAGAAATTTTACCTTCGATTGCAGCAACACGAGTGGGGGCGGTTGCCCGCACCCCCTTGTGTTTGTCAGCGAAGCCTGAATGAACAGGCGTTCTATCTGACTACGGTTCATAGAGACCCGGAAGGGTTGAACGAACTGTCGAAGCCATGGTGACCTATTTAAGATTGCCAAAACTTCGGGTGGGCTTTGCCCCACCTTCCACTCAAACCTATCCCGTAAAGAGATGGACTTGAGTGCTTTCCGAATATCCTTTAGTTTGGAATACTCGGAACGGATAGTGACAGCCTCGGCTGTTATTTCTCCGTCTAGGAATTCATCATCGATTAAATCGTTGATGTTCCCTAGTGTGAAGAGATCGTACCTTTCCCAGGTCCAAATCTCTTCAGGGAATGAGATAAACCTCTGAAGGAATATCCCATCCACAGTCTTTAAGAGTTCTATGAATCTTAAAGATCTGGTACGCCTATCCCGGAGTTTTCCGGGGTCGGCGTAATAACTTCTCCCTTCCTGTTTCCAAGAGGGGTTTGGTTCTCCCTTCAAAAGAGATTTTATCTTCTTGAGAAGGTGTCGCGCCCATGTCTTATGATTAGGCATGTCCGCGATTGCAGGTTCATATTCCCCTGTGGGGCCCTTGACCTGATTAACCATACGCATTAGGGCCGATCCCCAATGCGTGTGGTACTGAATAAGGTGCATCTTGCATCTCATATCAGCAATATCGGAAAATAATACTCTGTTTTTATTTTTCGACCTTGACTTCCAATAGGGCCCTAAAAGCCTTGGAGGAAGTTTGTCTTGCAAGCGGATGAGATCCCCTTGCCAGACCGCTAATGAACCGTGGGTGTACCCGCGATCATCAGCATAGGCCATCATAGAAATTATTTTCCATGGATTGGCATACGAGATACGGTAATGGGGTTTCTCCCCATCGTCGCTCTCGAGGACAACCTCTTCGTCTTTCGGTGAGGTCTCCTCTTCTCCGCCGTGTTCAGATGTACTGGCACGTTGGATACCAGTTAGCACCTGCTCTAGAGCAGATCTAACTGATTGTGCATAAGAAGGGGTTCTCCCTGCATTAGGCACACGGGGAATTGAGACTATTTCAGTCTCCTTCCCTCTTTGGCGTCGGAGGGTAAATCCCTCCTTCACCAACATGTCGGCTTCCCTCGTTACTGAATGGGAACCGACATTCTTTAAAGTGAGTGCCGTTGGCACCTGCTTTATAGAAAGAAATTGGGGGCATTTTAACATGTCCTCAAATTCTTCTATTTTGAAAGTGGATTTTCCCCTGTCAAAATAGAGTGGTATCCTCTCCCTCAAACGGGAGAGATAGCATTTGAAGTGGGCCTTCGACGATTCGAAG